ACGGTTTGTTGGCTGGATTGTCAGCATGTCGCTATCGGTTCGCAGGAACATAAATTCCTTGTCCTGTGTTGGCTCGTGTGTGAAACCGTCACCGACAGGGATTGCTGTGAACAGGTATGAGCAAGCTAGCTTGTCACCCTGAACCATTGCGATAGCGTCGAGTCCGTCCAGATACCTGTAGATGTGGAGCGAGAAGTCCGTTCCGTAGCAATCCCAAAGCTGGGCCTGTTGAAGGGACCAAGGAATCGGATTGTCACCAAACGTGATGGCGTGTGGCGGTAGGTTCCGATAGACGGCCCCACACTCCAGCATGACTGTGCAGCCCCATGCTCGACCGGGATGAGAATGAAGCCCAAACCAGACGGCAGGGAGTAAACCGTCAACACCAACAAACTCCCCAATCACGTTGACATATAGGTGACGCTCTAGGGAGCCTGATGCTGTGAAGCGCATTAGTTCTCCATCAGTGCATTCCAAGAGACCGGGAACAGCTTCTCAAGCTTGTTGCTCATTAGCTGTGCAACGTCTCTCGTTTCCTTTTGGGTGTGCGGGTCGAGCCGAAGCTTACACACACGGGCGAAGGCAGCGAGTGAACCACTCCACCACCATTCCGTAAGCATGGACTGAGGGAGAACCATGCGGGCTTGCTCAGGGCAGACACCTTCACGAAGCATAATGTCATAAGCTTTAATTGCTTGCGTCATTACGTCCATGTAGACAAAGCCAGTCACGGAATCTGTAATGATCTCGTCGCTACTACCTTGCTTCACGTTGTCTGCTCGCTTCCTGAAATTGTCAGGAACGTAAAGGTCTACGGAAGTATCAACGTACCGCCTCGACACCTCGTTCCACACAAGGCCCACCTGATGCTTCCCTAGCTGTCTCGCTACGAAGATAGGTGCCTTGATGCGGAAGGTGGCGTAGCAGTGACCAAAGGGTGTCCAGTGGTTGTGCTTGGCGAGGTACTTGATGAGCTTTGCGTCTTTGTCTGAGAGAACAGGGCCATCACATAGGTTATAAGTGAGGCCATGCTGATCTGGTGACGTTGTGTGTCGTGGATACTCCCAATCACTCTCCTTATCAAAGCTAACCCGTGCAGCATTCACCACGCTCAGGTCTGACCCCATGTGGTCGATGAGACTAACAATCACAGCGTTGCTCCTTGAAAGCCAGCTTCAATGCACTGTCGAGAAGACGCTTGGTGACCCTAAGCTCAATCTCAAGCTCTTTGATCTTCTCGTAAGCAGCACGAAGCTCTGTCTCAGCACGATGTTCCTCACCGTAGCCCCAGCCATCTAGTAATCGCTGAGCCGTATCGTTGAGATCATCAATCATACCTTCACCTTCTTACGGACCTTGATCCACGCCTTCGGAATGCTGATCACGCAGTTGACGTGGTTCTCTTCGGCTGTTGGGTTTCCCCAGCTTCCTGCGAGGGCGATGTGGTCTTTTCCTTCTTCGATGAGTTGGCCGATGCTGTGGCACTTCTGAACCGGGAAGCCTGAGCCACGTTCCATCCAGCCCGTGCTGGCAACCGCGTCGATCCATTCAACATATTCAACCTCAAAAGCTGTTTTTGATACCATCGAAGAAGCCTTTCCAATAACTTGCCCAGAGGCGAATGCTCTCGTTATACATTTCCCACATTTTTCTTAGGTCTCCCCTTTGGTTTAGCCTTTGGTTCCTCTTCGGGCTCAACAGGCTTTTCTAGCTTCTCATACTGTCCGCACCAATCGGTGGGCTTACGCTCTACATAGGTGGGGTATCTACGGCATGTAGAAACCCAAGTGGCGCTAACGTAATACTTACAGTTTTCGCATGTACCCATTAATGTAGACTCGGCAGAAACTTAGTGAGAAAGGCTAGCACTTCTAGCGTCTTCCAAAGGCCAGCGACGAAGAACCATGTTGCCACATAGAACAGTACCGTTGCTGTGGTTCCCTCAATGACATAGGGATCATCGTCGTAATCGTTATTCTTCATCTAAATGCTCCATGCCTGATAGCGTGATGCGCCACATGCGACCGAACACTAGGCCCTGCTCTTGGCTCGTAATGAAACCAAGGGAAGCCAGTGCAGCAATCTGTTGATCGTAGCGTCTAGCGAAGTCAGACTGTAGCGCCATGGGCGACAGCCAGATTTCACGAAGAACCTCAGTGAGTGTCAGCCCACGAGCGTCCAATTTTGTATTCAGAGTCGAGTCTGATTTTGAATTTATAGTCTCTGCCTGCATCCCTAGCACATTGTGTAACGATGTGGCCTACGTCTTCAGCGATCTCAGATCGACAAGCGACCTGAATTTCATCGTGAATCCAACCAACCACAACAAAGTCTCCGTCATAGCCATGTTTGTATTTGGCAGACAGAGCACGGTAGCTATCCACTACCCACCTCTTGCAGAGAATTGCGCCGCAACCTTGCAGGAGAGAATTTAATGCAGCGTGTTCAGACCGAATAGGAATATGACGGCCATCTAGGCCCTTCACATACCCACGAGCAGCAGCAGTTGCTACGTCACGCCGAAGAGAACGAATTGCAGGCAAGCCTTGCATGAACTTGTCAATCAGAGCTTGGCCCTGCTTGGCTGTGCCGTTGACGATCTTACCTATCTTACCGGGACCAGCACCGTACAAGAATGCGTAGATGAAGGTCTTGGCATCGTTACGAGTTGGAAGCCCAGCGGCATTTTGATTAGCAGTGTGTACGTCCCCGTTGAGTACGATCTCACCGTACTCTCCGTTGTCGTAGTGTGCGAGATAATGAGCAAGACACCGAAGCTCAAGCCCAGACATATCAGCACCAACGAGAGACCAATTAGGAGGAACCGCAAAAAGCTCACGGCATTCCTTTCCGTATGGCGCACCACACGCTGGGACCTGTGCGATGTTGGGAGAGAAGTGAGAGCTTCGTCCCGTCACAGTACCCATGGTGTTGTAACGTCCGTGGATGCGACCATCAGGCTGCACCACACGCATCCATCCAGCATCACCATCCGCTAACTGGCCAAGGCGCTTGGTGATCGTGAAGTGCTCCACGAGCATCTGAGCCTCAGGAAACTTAATGCGAGACAGTGTGTCTTCATCAAGCTTGGCCTGTCCGCTGTCTGTAAAGACCTCAGGCTTCCAGCCCATCTCACGCAGCTTCTTCTCGATGTGCTGTCGTGAGTTTGGATTGAACTCCACGGTCTTCATTTTGGTAACAGGCACGCCAGCCTTGTAGCCAAGCGTCTTGTTATCACGCTTCGGGACGAGAACCTTATCGACCTCTTGCCACGTCCCAAACTTGTCGATCAGAGCCTTAGATAGCTCGTCACGTCGATCAACAAGCTTCGCATAGAGGTCAGCCGCTTTTCCCTGATCGAAGGTCCAGCCAGCCTGCTCTATCTCATAGCAAACCTCAGCTATGTCGTTTTCGAGTCGGATAGCTGGTTCGCTATAACCTTGCGGCTTGAGATAGTGCCAGAGCGCACGAAGAACTTGAACGTCCTGCTGGCAGTAGCGGAACATCTCTTCGTTGAACTCTTCGAAACCACCTTCATATTCGTCCTTCTTGATTCCAATGCGTTGACCCCAAGCCTTGAGCGAGTTGGAGCCATATAGCTCTTTCGCCAACCTTTGCTGTCGCACTAAGTTAGCATCTGTCTCTTTCAGATTGCTGTATATCAGGCGTGCTACAACCATCGTGTCGATGACCGTTCCGGTTGGCCAGCAATCGGCCACCTTACGCAGCACCGGTAGGTCATAACCTATGATGTTGTGACCAACGAGGAAGTCGGCTTTCTCAAGCAGTCTGCAACCGTCTTCAATTTGGTCAGGCCTGAAGTTGTAGACCTCATCAGTCTCTAAGTCTACAACGCATATACAGTGTATCTTGTTGACTGTCTCAAGCAGTCCGTTTGCTTCAATATCGAACGCTAGTTTCAAAAATACCCCTCCGTTAATCGACCCGTATCGACGCTGTAATTCAACATGCCTGCCGAACCTCTCCGTCCCCCTTTACGAGCCTTGAGGACAACAGCCTCAAGTCCTTCGCCGTGTGGGTCATCTGGGTTCTTCTGTAGGCCAATCACAAAGTCAGATAGGTGGGCGATACTATGGGAGCCACGAAGCTGCCCAAGGTGAACCTCAGCGCCATCCTCGTGTCCCTTGTCGCCGCTTGGGCGCTTGAGGTGACTGACGAGAAGCATTCCGATTCCTGTCTCTTGAACCAGCGAGCGCAGCTTGGTCATTGCAACGTCGATGGTCTTCCGTTCGTCAAACGTCTCGATGCCTGAAACAAGAATGGAAAGGTGATCGAGCAGAACCCACTTCACTTCCAGTACCTTCGCCATGTAGCGAATTTTATTCAGCACAACGTCAATGTCCTGTGAGCCGAAGTGGTCCCACAGAAACAAAGGCTTTGACGCAATGTCATCAAAGGCTTGCTCACGTTCTTTCTTGCTTGCTAGCTCAGGCGTAAACACAATGTTCTTGTTGAGGTGGATACCCATGAGGTACTCAACCGTTTCCTCATTGGTCTCCTCAAGAAACATTGCGCCAACACGCTCACCATGATTCATCAAGAGGTCGTAGAGGACCTCCCGCAAGAACGTCGATTTGCCCAAGCCGGAACCACTGGTGATCGTCACAAGCTCGCCAGCACGCAAGCCCTTCACCTTGGCGTTGAGACCAGCAAACGGATAAGGGATAGCCTCACGCTTGACAGGGTTGAGAACCTCTTCACGAAGCTCTGAAGCCTGCCTGATGCCGTCTGGTCGCCACTGACGAGCCCCCCAGAAAGACTTAGTGATAACCCCCGGTCCTTGTGTGATGAGCGCTTCGTTAGCGTCCTTCACAGGCAGGGTCATAACGTAGGTCTTATTCGGTGGTAGGACTGCTGCTACCTCTTCGACAGCCTTCTGTCCCGGTTCGTCATTGTCGAAGCAGAGATAGACGCGCTCGAATTGCTCAAGCCAATCGTAAGCATTCTGTATCGACTTGACAGCCGATTGTGCGCCGTTGGGCAGGCTCACTACAGCATACTTCAGGTCAAACGCTTGCGACACGGAAAGTGCATCAAGCTCGCCCTCTGTGATGATTAGGTATTTACAGTCTTTCCAGAGCCACTGGCCATACAGAGGCATATCACGCCCGTTGCCAATAACTTTGAACTTCTTGTTTGCTTTCCTAATCTTCTGAGCAACGAGGCGTCCCCGCTCGTCACGGTAGTTGGCAATGTGACAGCGCTCGCCACCATCAGTGCCAATCTCATAGCCCCAGAACTCACAGGTAGCCTGCGTCAGTCCTCGATTAGCAATCGCTTGTGCTTCACCTTCAACGAACGCTTTTTGTTCGGTATTCTTTTCTGTTTGAAAATCGGTGTCCACAAAGCCCTCGCTATTTGGTTTCGTTGTCCAACGGCATGAGAAGCAGTGGGTCGATCCATCGTCGTAAATCGCATTCGCATCTGAACTTCCGCATCTTTCGCAATTTGTGTGACGTATGAACCGACCCATGCTTTACCCCTTAGACTTCTACTGCTGACGATTCAGCGCCGCTTTCATGCGTTGCAACCACGTTGTCAACGTAGGTGAACGTCATGCCCTGAAGAAAATACATGAACGCTTCAAGGATCGACGGAAGATACTCAGCGTCCTCATCACGAATCGTGCGAGTGACACTGGCAACCACGTTGCCTTCATCGTCGAAATTCTCATAAGAGAAGCGAACCACGGTACGGCTCATATCATCGTTGTCGAACTTAAACATTTCACTTCTTCCTAGTAATCAGGTAGGTTGCATAAGGCTTCTTGGTTTCGTCACGCTTCATCTGTGTAGCAATGTCGAAGCCTGCCTGCCGAAGCTCGTGAATACGAGCCGCAAGACGAGTGATGCCATAGGTAATCATTGCTTCCATTGGAGTAATGGAGCCACGCTTCTTGAGGTGAGCGAGAACCTTACGAGACTGCGGAGTGCAATTAAGCTCCTGAGCGAGACTGCTCATCTTTTACCTCTTCCAACCATTCGTCTGGAATGCGTCCACCATCAGCCCACTTGAAGCCATGATCTTCAGCCCACTTAGCGTAGGTTGTGGAACTGCCCTTGTAGATTGGGTTAGACGCTTTCTGGAAAACAAGCCGTAGGTCCATGTCAGGATAGGCTTGCTTGACCAGCACTAACTTCTGGCGGTCTGATGCCTTGCGAAAGTAGCCCTTCGCTTCGATCACCATGTTGCCAATGTGAAAATCAGGTGTGTATGTGGCTGTTCTAGCAGGGATAGTGAACTTGAGACGCTTGGTCTCATACTCAAAGTCTACCCCTGCTTCCTTCAGTTGCGATGCTATGTTCTGTTCAAGACCAGACTTATAGAGCGCTTTAAATAGAACTGCCTCACCACCCTTAGATGTCGAGCGAGCCAGAGGTTTCACCCTCTTCCTCACTGTCATCATCGTCGCGGAAGTAACCACCCCCGCCTGAGACAAGCTCCTTCACCTTCACAGCCTTGAGGCGCAACGTGAAGCCCTTGTCATAGTCATAGATTTCGCAGGCCATCTTGATTTTGGAGCCACCACCAATGTACTGGCCTTCTTCAAGCGAGCCATTCTCCACCTCGATAAGAGGCTTGAACTGGCTCTTGGCCGTCAGATATTCCTGACCGTCCTTCTCGCCCCATGGGACCTTGTAGCCCTTAGGGATGCTGCCTACAGCCTTCGTGAACTCAGCCTTAAACTTCGCCATGTCTTCCTTCGACAGGTTCAGCTTCGTGCTGTACTTTCCGGTTGCAAACTTGCCCTCAGTGTCGGGCTTCGTCAGATGCGGATAATTGGCTACACCAAAGGGTGTGGTAATAATTGGGTTCTTTGCCATCTAGTTTTCCGTTAAATAGCCGTTGTGTTCGGAATACTCTTCCGCCCACGCTACAAACTCAGGAACGTCAACCCCAAGGTCCACGAGCAATTTGCCCATGTCCTCAGGGAGACGCATCCCGCTTTCGATGAGGTCGAATGCCGTTCGCAGCCAGTAATTGGCTAGCTCGTTGTTCGGTAGCGGATACCGATCATATAGAAGATCGTCTCT